CTCCTACGGAGTGATGGGTGGATGGGTGGGTGAGCGTGATGGACACGCTGAGAGAGCTGCTCTGGGGACTGGAGGACCAATCCGAGATGGGTGGATAGGATGGCCTCTGAGAGACCAATCCTTTAACTGGGGTTAGAGATATGTTTGGGGAGAGTGATTGCTCACTCCCCCCGGGGAAGGTTTAGGCGTCGTCCTTGGGCTTGGAAGCCGCTGCGATAGCGAGTTTGAGGCGATCGTAGTGAGCCTGGTAGCTTGCCTGCTTGGCAGGGTCGTTACCGACGAGCTGACGGATTTTCTCCTCACGCTTGAAGGCGTCGGCGGAGACCTCTTCGAGGAGGATGTCGCTGTAGCTGATGGAGTGAGCGATGAGACGCTCGTTCTGCATCGTGCGTTGTGCTCCAACGAAGTCGTTGAGCATGCCTGCGCCGGTGGCGATGGCGTTGACAGTGGAGACCACTGTGGTGCTGGTGCTGGTGATGACGTCAAAGACGCTTGTCACTGCGTTACCGAGGGTAGCCATGATGTATTACTCCTGAGTTCATAGGTCGTGATTGACCCGATGAAACACTCATGAAGCGCGACAGCGCCTGTGGAGTAGTAGGGATATAAGAAGGGTGGGGCACCCTAGTGTATTCTCAGTGTAAAGACCCGGGGGGGTACTTTGGTTATGGGAATAGTGTACCCTATATACTTCAATCATACCTACATGAGACTTATGAAAACCCCCAAAAAATTATATAATATTTCCCCACAACCCCGCGAATATTATATTCGCTGAGCTATCCGCGCATTTATTACAAATTAAAACCCCCAGACCAGCGGGGGTTTGCTGACCTGGGGGAGTATGTCGCCAGGCTAGAGCGGGGGTTTGCTCCGGGGGTTGCCTGGCGAGATCTGGTAATCTGGGTGGGGCTAATCCCCCGAGGCTAAACTTAGAATTCACCTCGGGGGATATAGGCTCTGGCAGCTGAAACCGGAATTGCTTCCGGCAAGGAGTTCGCTCCCGCCTACTGTGGATGTTACGTCCCCACAAACCACTGGGGTCATGACCAATCGCTCAACGCCATCGGCACCCGAAGCTTTCACACCGGATGATTGAATCATAACGGGTTTAACAACCCAAGCAAAGAGATAAGTTTGAGGTGTGGGTGGACCTGACGTTAATCCACGAAGCGAACACCTGCCTGAACCAAAGTGCGATCCGTCGGATGCTCGAGCTGACGCTTCTCGGTGTCGGCGATCTGCTGCTCGATCGGCTGCCGGCGTGAGTCGTCGGCACCGGTGAGCATAGAGATGGCCCGCTTGTAGCGTGCGGCCGCAACCTCGGGATCCACTGACTCATGAAAGGGGCCGATGTCGGCGAGCGTCTCGAGGAATGTGTCGCGCAGGAAAGTGATAACCATCTCGAATTCCCTTGGTTCCTGCCTGGGGGTTTCCCCCACCAGACCTTATTGGAACACACAACTCAACTTAGACTGGATCGTTCCCTCCGATAACGTAACGGATGCGATCTAACGCACATCTAAGCTGAGTCTTTCCCCCCTGTAAAGGTGGCATTTGGACCCGGGTGCGTCAGCAACCCGGTCCGAAGGCATATCCCCCCCATTTCCCTTCTCTTGTTTTTCAAGAGGGCTGGCCCGGAGGACGTCGATTTAAGGCTGCTGGCTAAGCCTATTGTGTCAGGCGCAATATCCCCTAAAAGATAAGTTGTCTAGTCGTAACGCGGCGCGACAAGTTTGAGGAACGGGGAACCCCCAATGTACGAAGTCGTGCCTCTTGAAGACAGCATCCCCCACACGTCGGGTGAAGGCTGCTGGTGTGATCCCCAGTGGGATGACGACGAAGAGCGACCCGAGGGCTGCGAGCCAACCCTCATGCACAACTCGGTAGACGGGCGTGAAGATTACGAAACCGGCAAACGCCTGCCCCATTAAACTAAATAGGAATATAAATAATGTTTATGAAATATCTTCGTCTAAAGTGCCTTCAGTTGGTGGCCAGTCCGCACACGAACGCTATCATCATGGTTCGTGACGCCCAGGTCCTGGTCAACTTCATCACCGGCAAGGGTCGCTGAGCATGCTGTCTTATACAGGCACCAAAACCCTGAGCGCGTCGCCGATGACGCGGGGCGAGTATAATCGCTACCGCGGCTGGACGATCCCCGGCGACGAGAATCCCAACGACCAGGGTATGCTCGTCGAATACCCGGACAGCCCCAGCCCGAACCACCCTTGGCACCTGTGCCACATATCGTGGTCGCCGAAGGACGTGTTCGATCGGACTTACAGCCTCGACACCCCTGCTGCCCCAGCGCCGGCCGACTCTTTCATCGATCGTATGAAGATCGAGGTCGACGAGCTCCAGCTCAAGCTGACCAAGCTGCACACCTACATCAATACAGCCAGTACGACCTTCGCCGGCCTCGGCGTCCGCGATCGGGCACTCCTCGTCGAGCAGGAGCAGGTGATGGGCCATTATCTGATCATCCTGATGCAGCGTCTGCGGGCCGCAGAAACCGCAGCCACAACCAAGCACTGAAGACATCACGTCCGATTGGGTCAGATACGGGCGGATTAAATTCCGCCCGAATATTTCGGGGAATATAGTATGACGCTTACCACAACGGACGTTGCTTCGGCGCTGCCGGCCAACCTCAAAAGCTCGGTCACCCAGAGCCTGGTTGATAAGCTGAACGCCGTGACCACCGATCCGATGGAAGCGGCGTACACCCGCGACAATTTCATCTCCTATACCGCCGTCCTCAAGGACGGGAAGTTCAAAACCGAGGATTATCTCTCGGCGGTGACCTACGTCAGCCTCAAGCTGATGGGTAATTCAAACCAGGACGCCTGGGCCAAGACGTTCCCGGGTCGATACGCCACCCTCGTCGGCCGCGGCGCCACCTCGAAAGAGATCTCGGCTCACGTCAGCGCTTATAACAAAGGCAAGCTGGTAAATCTCATTCTCGAGCAGAGCTTGGTTCCGACCTGGGTCCTCAACCAGGACATCTATCAGCAAGCGATCAATGTGCAGGCCGAGCTGATGGCCACGGCATTCTCGGAAAAGGTCCGCTGCGATGCAGCCAACTCGCTGCTCACCCACCTGAAGAAGCCCGAGGGCCGCGACTTCCAGATCGGCATTGAGGTCAAGGACAATTCGGGGATGAACGAGCTGAAGGCGGCTCTGCTCGAGATGGCGAAGACCCAGCGGACGATGATCGAAGGCGGTGCGGGGATCAAGTTGATCACCAACGCGACGCTGATCGAAGCCACACCGGCGACCGTCTGATGAGTACGTTCACGGCTACGACCAAACCCAAATCCAAAGCCAACCCACTAACAAAACAGCGCCTCGACACATGGCTCGATGAGGTTTCTTACGCAGATCTGAATTCCTCGGCTTATATTCCGACCGAATTCGCACTGATGTTTATGAATTTCATCAAGCTCGTGAACGGGGGCGAAGGCGAGAGCCACAAGACACCGCCCGTCCACCTGGCGATGCTCGATAAGGTGACCTCGGACAGCGAATATATCGTCAACCTGTGTTTCCGCGGTGCGGCCAAAACCACACTCTTTGCTGAGTATTTTTTCCTGTTCCTCGGCGTGTTCGGTTGGATCCCCAACTTCGGGCTGGTCAGCTGCGCGATCTACGTGTCTGACACCATGGACAATGGTGTGAAGTCGTTCAGGAAAAACATCGAATTTCGGTACGACGCCAGCGAGTTCCTGAAGGAATGGATCCCCAAGGCGACCTTCACCGACAACTATATTGAGTTCACCAACCGCGAGGGCCGCAAATTCGGGCTCAAGATGTTCGGTGCCAAGACTGGCTTGCGTGGAACCAAGATCTTCGGGAAGCGGCCGCCGCTCGCAGTGCTCGACGACCTAGTGTCGGATGAGGATGGCCGATCGCGGACTGCCATGAACGCGATCAAGGACACGGTATATAAAGGCGTCAACCACGCACTCGATCCGACCCGTCGCAAGGTGATTTTCAACGGCACGCCATTCAATTCCGAAGACATCATGATCGAGGCGGTCGAGTCAGGCGCCTGGGACGTCAACGTCTGGCCGGTGTGCCAGAAATTCCCCTGCACCAAGGAGGAATTCGTTGGGGCCTGGGAGGACCGCTTCACCTATGAATACGTCCGCAAGCAGTATGATATGGCGGTCGAGACCGGAAAGCTCTCCGGCTTCTTTCAGGAGCTGATGCTTCGGATCACCAGTGAGGAAGAGCGCCTGGTACAGGACGCCGAGATTCGTTGGTACAAGCGGACGCTGCTGCTGAGCCAGAAATCCTCGTATAATTTCTATATCACGACCGATTTCGCCACCTCGGCGAAGCAGACCGCCGATTACAACGTCATCAGTGTCTGGGCCTACAACGCCAATGGTGACTGGCTCTGGGTTGACGGCATCGCTGCACGGCAGACCATGGACATCAGCCTGAACGACCTGTTCCGACTGGTCCAGCAATACAAGCCGCAAGCCGTCGGCATCGAAGTGACCGGTCAGCAGGGTGCATTTATCCAATGGCTCCAGAATGAGATGATCACCCGGAACATCTGGTTCAATTTTGCCTCTTCCGAGAAATCCGGGGCGGCCGGCATTCGTCCGGTGACCGACAAGCTGACCCGGTTCAACCTCGTGGTGCCATGGTTCAAGGCGGGAAAGATATATTTCCCCGAAGAAATGAAGGCATCCGACATAATGGGCCACTGCATGTCGCAGATCCGTCTGGCCACTCAGTCCGGATTAAAAGGCAAAGATGATTTCATCGACACCATCTCTATGTTAGGGTATCTGAAGCCTTGGAAGCCCTCGGAATCTCTGCCGGTCACCCCGCAAGAGATCAGTCGATGGAACGAGCGTGACGTAGCGGCTGAGCCGAGCGGATACGCCTCATACATCGTCTGAATTATTTCCCGGAGGTCAGCCCATGAACGTGCAAGAATTGTTCAAGCGGCTTTCCTATGGAGAGCTTTCGAATCTCTCGATGTCGTCGGCCGGCAGTGGCTCGATCGCGGCTGATGCCCAGCCGAAGCTGATCACGCATGCCAACGAGGGGCTGCTCCGACTGTATTCGCGGTTCGTGTTGAGCGAGAAGGAAATCCTTCTCGAGATGGTTGATAATTTCACCAACTATCACCTGCTTCGGCGCTTTGCTGAGTCAAACGAGGCCCACGACCCGATCGACCCCTGCTATATCAAGGATGTCGCTGATCCGTTTCTCGAAGACGTGATCAAGGTGCTCGAGGTGTACGGCGAAGACGGCGTGCGGCTGCCCCTCAACGACATCGAAGACCCACTGTCGGTATTCACACCCAATCCTATAATGCTTCAGATCGCGACACCGGTTCCCGGGAAGATGCTCAGCCTGGTGTACCAGGCGCGTCACGTTCCTCTCGAGTACGGCGTGCTTGGCTCCGAGATCTTGCTGCCCGCGGTGCTCGAAGGTGCCTTGGTGTCGTATGTTGCCGGTCAGATCTACGGCAATATGAACGGCGTCGACAATAGCGCCAAGGGTTCCGAATATATGAACAAATACGAGGTTATCTGTGCCGATATCCTGAGCAAGGATCTCGTCAACAGCAGCCGCTCCACCTCGAATACCAAATTCGACAACAGAGGTTTTGTTTGATGGCCAATCTCAGTTCCGCGACGACCACCGAGCTGCTGGTCGATAAGCTCATCGGCACGCCGTATGAGTTCGTGAAGTTCGTCGCCCAGCATATCAGCCTGGTTCAGGTTGTTGCGAAGGCGCTGGTCGGCCTGGTCGGCACCGAGCCGCTGATTACCAAGCGAGCCCTCGTCATGACGGGTGCCATGGCTGCTTTGGGTCAGTCGATCAGCTTTGCGCTGCCGGCAGGCACTGACACGTCGAAAATTCGGGCGGTTACGGTTCGATTGACCGCCTCGACCGGCACGCGATATTTCAATGACAGCCGTTATTTCCACTCGTCGGTGACTGCGTTGAATTTGGTCGTCGATCTTCGAGCTGACGCACTGGCGGTGCTGGTTAATGCCCCGATGTCGGCCTTCATCACGATGGACGCCTGAGCTCGATGAGCTGCGTAACCTGCCTTTCGCTGCAATGCACCGGCCAGTGTGGGGGCTTGGGGTATTTTAGTGCCGTTCTCGACCGGCCGTTGGGTGGTTGTGGTGGTGAAGGGCTGGAGATCAGCCCGGCCGAGCTCTATTTCGGGACGATGGTGGTCGGCGAGTCCGATTTCACCCCGCGAACCATCACAGTCACCAATAGCGGTGCGTCGCCGATCGGAATATTGGGTGTAAATATCGCCGTTGGCGGGCTGTATTTCTCACTTGTCGGCAATACCAGCTACCCAGGGACATTGGCGCCTGGTGCCTCGTTCGACATCGATGTTCGGGCCTCGCTGGCCAGCACAGCCGGCCGCGTTGCCGGTCAGATTGAGATCCGCACCAACGAAGCTCGGATGACCTACTCGATTGGTCTATCGGCCCGGGTAATTGCCGGCTCGACCTGGGATTCATCGCTGACAGCCATCTATCAGGACTTCGCCGCTCTCGTGCAGCAGGAAACCTGGGCGCGTACCGGAGCTGACTTTGCTGAGGCAGGCCACCGGCTGAGCCTTGAGGCCCGTCTTGCGACAGACATCAACGCCAAGATCGTCTTGGAGCAGATCACTCGGGTGACGCAGTTCTCAGCTGAGGCTGTGGTGCGAACCCAGATGGATGTGCGACTGACCGACGCAATCACAGCTGGCTTGCTCCAGGAGCAGATTGTCCGAGCGTCGTTGTTCGCTGCCGAGGCCGGCACTCGCACCATCATGGAAGCGAGTATCCGCGGCGATTATAATGCCAAGATTACCAATGAGAAGCTGGCTCGAGTAACGGGTTTTGCGGCGACCGCGACCGATATTCAGACGCTAACCGTCAGCTTCAATCAGGGGATTGCCAATACCAACGCCAGCATCACCGACGAGAGTTCGGCTCGAGCAACGTCGATTGCGTCTGAAGCCAGCCGGGTGAACGGCATCGTCGCTCAGCTGACTCGGGTCGGCGGCACGATCGACACTCGGATCAATGCGTCGGCAACAACTGAAGTGACTGCCCGATCGACGGCGATTGCTGCTGAAGCTTTACGTGTCGACATGCTGGTTGCCAGCTTCGACACCAAAGCATCGGTTAACACCAAGGTCAACGCCGCGATCACCACCCAGGAAGCGGTGCGATCGAACGCCCATAGTGCTGCGATTGATCGCATCGTAACGCTCGAAGCAACCGTCACCAGTGGCAGCAACGGCGGTATCGACAGCTTTGCTCGAGGTGCCATCGTTACCGAAGAGCAGGTCCGTGCCTCGCAGGTCCTGGCTCAGGCAACTCGAACGACAAAGCTCATCGCCTCGATCTCGAACCCTGTGTCGCTGAACCCCGACCAGAATTTTAATAATCTCGATGAATTTTGGGAAATGACCGGTGTTGTGCCGGTTGAGGGCTCGCACTCCTCTTATCGCGCAGTCGAGAGCAACATTCTGGGAAATCCATCGCTTTTTTCCAAGTCGCGCTTTCCGGTGGATCTCAGCAAGACCTACCGGATCAAAGGACGCTCAAAGCGTTCGGCAACTGGAGATGGCACATTCTATCTGGTCGTCCGTGCTTTCGACGCAGCCAACTTGGAAATTCAGGTTGATGGTTCATATTTCTATTATCCACACTACGGGCCGCTGACGACCGCGTTCGTCGAGTTCAATGTGGCGTTTGGCTTGGGTCAGGTTCGAATTTTTCCTGCGAACGCGGTTACGTGGTCGATCGGTGTGCTGCTCAATTACAACAGCACGGCCGGCAGCCAGACCGTCGAGCAGCTCCGGGTCGAGGACTTCACGGCACAGCAGACGTCGAGTGCTCTGGTCAGCCAGGAAGCTATGACCCGCGTCGAGCAACTC